TCACTGTGTCATATCTATTTAATCTTAAAATATGAAAAATCAAGAAATTAATAAAAATAAGTTCGATTCATCCACGGGGCAAGACCCCGTGGCTTTCTCTCACCCCCGGTGTAAATCATGCCTTAGATTACCACAAACTTCGGGAATGTCAATAATTTGTGCGGGGGTTTGTAATTATTTATTTTTTCGATTGAAAAAGGATAAATAGTGATATGGCAACTCCTAGAGTAGAAATAATAGAACCAACTGGTTATTTTGGTTATGTTTATATGTGGTGCGATATTGATCGAAATATGTATTATATTGGTTCTCATAAAGGTAGTGTTTATGACAAATATAAATCTGGAAGTAAATGGTTGAATGATACAATTAAAAAACGACCAAACACCATGAAGATGAGGATACTTGAATATTATTATGGTAATGATCGAGAAGACTTGTATAAACTTGAAAGTAGATGGTTAATGTTTTATGATGTTGAAAATAATGAAAATTATTATAATTTCAAAAATCAAGCTAGGGGTGGAATGGGACCATTTATACATAAGGGTAAGAAACGTGCGGATTATAGTCCGGGGTGGATTGACCATAGAAAGGGAAAGAAATTGGAGGAAATTTATAAAAATCCAGAAGAAGTTAGGAATAGATTTAAACGAGCAGTGAGAGAATATTTCGAAAAACATGGTCATGGGTGGGCCAAAGGAAAAAAACATAAATCGGATAAAAGAACTGGTAAAACAGTAGAAGAGATTTATGGATATAGGAAGATTATCAATCCAAATAAACCCTTCATTATCACTATTAAAGAACCATTAGTTGAAGAATGTGAAGTGTATTGTAGACACGAAATAGATTTTTTCAATTTAATAAAAATGGAAACCAGTAATTTATCTATTTTGAAGAGGATGGGAAAAAAGGAAGTATTAAGAAGACATCAAGACTGTAGGCATGATTATCCAGTAGGAACTATATTATATTTGAAATTTATGGATGAAAATCACTAAATAGGAATATGGCACAAAGATCTATTATTTCTCCTGGAGTTTCCATCACGGAACGCGATTTATCCTTAATCGCACAACCCAACGTAGGAACCAATGTATTCATTACCGGATATACCGCACAGGGTCCGACTGACGAGGTGATCCAAATTTCAACCAAAGATGAGTTGGAAGCCATTTACGGTGTTCCCACCAACAGCGCGGAAAGATACTTTTATCATGGTATCAAGGAACTTATCGCATCTCCCGCGAATATCTATACTTTCCGTCTTCCTTATGGCGCGGGAACCGGATCTGGTTTCGGAAGCCAGTATTCCGCCCTCGTTTATCCGGTGGTGAATGTCACGAATGGTGCGCTCACCAGTAATTTGGTTTCCCTTTCGGGGACATATGTTCTTGGGGAACCCGTTCATATGACCCTGAGTGAAACCGAGTATGCACAAGCCCAAGAAGGAACATTGTTCACTTGGAGTTCCACTGCCGGAACCCCCGCAACCTTATCCGCCACCAGTGCTTTGGGTTCTGCGGGTCTTATTATCCTCAATAAATCCCAAACAACCATCAACACCCAATTTGAAGGTTATTATGTTGCGATTGCGGACAACACGAATATCAACCCCGCATCCAATTTTGATTCCATTCTTGGGGCCAAAACAGTCAGCCTGAGTTCTTCCACCGGAGTAATAGGACTTACCGGAAGCGCATACCAATTCACCACCATTCCGAACGGAACGATGCAATTCTCCCTGTCTTCATCCTATACCACGGGTCCGGGAAACAGCATTTCCAAAGTCATGGAGAACCTTACCGACTATAATATTGACGGAAGGGATTCGGATGATCTTCTCAATGTGGGGGTTTTCAAACTCCGCAAGAGTCTTTATGCCACCGAAGCATATAAATTGGACTATGTTCTGGATGGGGCGATTGTGGGGTCCATTGACACCTACCGTCAAAAACTCAATCCCACGGGTGGTCCGCAAACCACGTTCTTCTTGGAAAACATGGACACCAATGATCGCAATGTCGAGATTCTGGTGAATCCTTACATCTCCAACAAATACGCGACCACCACGCTCAATTCCGGAGGAATCCCGCAAAAGAAAATCCGGGTTCTCACCAACGGTTTGGTGGCGAACACCAATGCAACCCAAACGGGGATCGCAACGAATCTCATGTCTTCCCTGAAAACCACTCTTGCGGGTTATGCGGACAATCTGTATCCCGTGGGCGCATATTCGGATGGTCAGGTGATTACCAAGGTTCTTGGAACCATCCCGACCAAAATCGAACGTGCTCTGGATGCCGTCAAGAACGACGAAATCTATGATATAGATATTGTTGCGGAAGCGGGCCTTGGAACCATATATGCGATCACCAACGCATTGTCTTCCAATTACTATGATGACACGGTGTATACCACCGCATTGTCCGGTAAATTGGCGGCACTCAGGACTTCGGGAACATTGTCCGACACTTCCTTGAGGGACAGTTATAGCACCGTGTTCAACGTGTTTGAAAACTTCTGTAATCTTCCTTCCAATACCGGGGGTCGTGGTGACTGTATGTTCATTGCCGATCCGATCCGTCATATCATGGTCACTGGCAAGAACACCAAGGTTCTAACCGACAGAACCAAGAATTTCTCCACCGACATTTATTGGGCGATGAGACACCAGTTTGAAAACGAGAACACTTCCTATGCTGCGATGTATGCGAATATAGCCAAGGTATATGATGAGTTTTTTGGGGACAACATTTGGGTTCCCTTCTCTTCGGTTGCCGCTGCCGCTTATGCGAGGAATGATGCCGCCGAATTCCCATGGTCCGCTCCCGCTGGTTACACCAGAGGATTGGTTAGTGGCAATGTGATCGACATCGCCATCACTCCGAATCAGAAACAACGGGACGAACTTTACAAGACCAACTTCAATCCGGTTTTGTTCTCCCCCGCACAAGGCATGGCGATTTTCGGTCAGAAAACCCTCAGTAGGAAACCCAGCGCATTTGACCGGATCAATGTCCGGAGGTTGTTCCTAGCGTTGGAAAGACCCACCAAAAAGGCGAGTATTTACTTCGTTTTCGAACCCAACAACGAGTTCACCAGAACCCGCTTTGTCAATACCCTCACCCCTCTGTTTGAGTATGCCAAACAAAATGGCGGATGTTATGATTACCTGATTGTTTGTGACGAGAGGAACAATACGGCGGAAGTCATTGATAACAATGAACTAAAGGCTGATATTTATATCAAACCCACCAGAACGGCGGAATTCATCATAATCTCGTTCGTGGCAACACGCACCGATGCGGTCTTTAACGAATTAATCTAACCCACTAAATAATATCATGCCTGCGGACATCAACACCTTCTATAATATCGCATCACAAAGACAGTTCTCTAGGGACTTCTTCATGCGAATCAAACAAATCTCCATTCCGGGATTGAATCTAAACGGGGAAACCGATCTGGTGTTTGCCAGAACCGCAACTCTTCCGGGACGGGATATTGAAAACAAAACAGTATCTTATTCCGGACAGGTGTTCAATCTGAATGGAAAAAGTGCTTATCCGGGTTCGGAGAGCTATCCCGTGGAATTCTTCATGGATCAAAATCTCGATCTGAGAACCAAATTGGAACGCGCATCCAGAACAATTTTCAACAACGAAACCACTTCCGGTAATATCTGTATGCCGGGACCGGACAGTTATATGGTTGTTGATATTCTGGCACTTCCATGTGGCACGGGTAATCAGGGTGGACAGGGATTCCAGATCATCAAGGAAATAAAATTTGTCGGTTTATCCATCAAAACCATCGGGGCGGTTGAGTATCAGATTGCGGACGGCACGGGAGAAGTCAAGATGCTTCCCGTAACCTTCAGCTACCATTTCTATGAAGATTTCAGCTAATTAAACAATCACCGAAAAATCCGGTCATTTCACGATGACCGGATTTTTCGCATTAAGGAACATTGTTCTTAAATATATTCGTGTCTGTCAATATCAACGAATTTTTCTCCGCGTTTTCCAACGATCAGAAGTTTTTCCTGCATCTTCCCGTATTGTGGGGGGTGACAATAGATGGGGTCACTAAAGATGCTATAAATAGCGTGTTATCCGATGCCGGGGAATCTTGGAGAGCAAGCACCGAACCACAGGATTATGTTAAAAGTAATAACATATTATGTGCTCAGGAAGTGGGATTGCCAAGGGAGGCATCCGTGTTTTCCGCAATAACTTCCGGTTCCTCCATGGGGGGTCTTCTTCCGGGATATGCCATGGACAACCGGGAAAATTTCCTGAGCAGGTCCGTAACCGTCAATTTTCTCACAACCGAAGTTGATATTGAACACACCTTTTTCCGTCCTTGGATGATTGCAATCGGTTGCAAGGGATTGATCGAATACGGCACAAGTTTGAAAGCCAATATGGAAGTAAGACAATACACGAACAAGGGGGAACTATTGAAGGGATTCAAATTCACCAAGGTATTTCCAACCGCAGTTGAGGGATTCACCCTCAATTATGATTCCACGGACTTCAAAATACAATCCGTGACATTCGCCTGTCAGAATTACCAGCAATTATGAACATCACATTCGGCATATTGAAAGAATTGACCGCTTCAATGCAGAAAAGGAATGAGGATAGGTTGGTTGATTATTTGAATTCCTTTGAAGGTAATAATGTGTTCGACAAATTCAAAAACATCCTCATATCTTGGGAGAATGATGTGACATATGTTTTGAATGTGAGATTGAACGGCGTTCCCACAAATATCCAGTTATCATACATTTTATCAGAGTTCCCCCAAGTTTTGGATTCCGAACTGACAATGAAGGACGATGATATCGAATTGGTTCTAGGAATACCGGAAAAATTCACCGCTTCTTCGGAATTGATTCCCATTTACGATATTATAAAACAAATAAAAATATCCGGTGTTTTTATAAATTTGACAAATTTATCTATACATGATAAGAACACCATTATCAATAGTCTCCCCCCCAAGATTTATAATATGATATTCACCAAAATATCAAATGATTCCTCGAAGGTGGTGACATTCAACAATCCCATGTTGAAGAATTTCCGGTTCAATTTCCTTACAAACGAACCGTATGTGTTTTTGAAACATCTGTTTTCAAACTATTCCGAGGATTATTTCCGGGATGTGATATTCCACTTGTCCAAAAAGATTGATGGTAAATTGTTGATGGACAGCACCCCCTTGGATATCAAATATTACATTGAAAAGTTCTCATCCGAAGTTGATCCCCAAAAAATAGGTTGACATTGATGGTCCGCGTGTTTAAATACCGGTATGGACGACAATGTAAAAACCTTTCTGGACAAGATTCAGGAACTTAAAAATGTCAAGATCAAGGTGTTGGCACTTTCCCTTGGAAAAGAGATCGACAGTTCCTCCTTGGCATTCAAACAACAGAAGGATCTCATTTCCACCATTGCCGATGGTGCGGTTGGAGCCTTGAAG